CTGACTTTACCGGCATTCCCAATAACGCGGGTTCCGGTAAGACGGGTGACGTACAGCTTACTACTGTGGCCCATTCTAGCGGCGATGTGTATAACATCGTTATGCAGGTATCGAAGAGTTATGGTTAATGGTTAGCAGGAAGCCCGCAAAGGGCAAAGCTAAAGTTAAAGTAACATCTTCCGGCAAAAAGGTTAGCTACGGTCAGTCTGGCAAAGCTAAAGGCGGCGGGGCTAGAGTTAAGCCGGGGACTAGCAAGGGCGATAGTTATTGCGCCCGCTCACTGGGGATCAAGAAAAGACTGCCAAAGAAAAAGCAAAACAATCCTAATACCCCTAATAATTTGTCCCGCAAGAGATGGAAATGTTCTGGGGCTAAATCCAAAAGGAAATAGGAAAAGTAGATGGCAACGAGCGGCACATACACGTTTGATCTTGACCTTGCTGACGTAATGGAAGAGGCTTTTGAAAGAGCGGGCATAGAACTCAGGAGCGGATACGATTACAGGACAGCAAGAAGAAGCTTAAACCTGTTGATGCTTGAGTGGCAAAACCGGGGTCTTATTCTTTGGACGGTTAGAAATACAACACAAGCTTTGACTGCTGGGACAACTGCCTATTCTCTTGGCGCTGATGTTTTGGATATTGTAGAGGGATCTATCAGGACAGATGCTGGGAGCGTAACGAGTCAATTCGATCAGTCAATGACCAGAATTTCTATTAGTGATTACTCACAACTTGCTAACAAGTTGACTCAAAGTAAGCCCCTTGAGTATTACGTTGAAAAAAATCCAGACGGAATTATTGTTCATCTTTGGCCTGCTCCAGACGGCCAAGAGACATACACCTTTGCGTACTACTACATGCAGAAGATAGAAGATACCGGCAGTCCCGCATCCAACAACATGGATGTCCCTGCCAGATTTTTACCCTGCCTAGTTTCTGGCCTTGCCTATCAGCTTAGCATGAAGTACCCAGAATCTGCGCCTAGAGCACAGATGCTTAAAGCCGATTACGATGAACAATTTACCCTCGCTGTGGAAAGTGATAGAAACAAGGCTTCTCTCTTTATATCACCGGGAGGCTATCAGTTTTGAGCCGATTCGCTAGAGGAAACCACGCCTACGGTATTTGCGACATGACCGGCTTCAGGTACAAGCTAAAAGACCTTGTGCCGGAAATTGTCAACCAAAGACCCACCGGCTTTCGAGTCGGGAAAGATGTTGTTGACCAAGACCAGCCCCAGTTGCAGTTGGGCAAGGTTAAGGTTGATGACCCGAGACCCGTGAGAGATCCCAGACCCGATAGAGCGCAAGCTGAGAGTCGAGAACTTTTTGCTTGGAACCCTGTAGGGGGCGGTGATATAGCATTCGGCAGTGTAACGGTTGGGCTGGATGTCGAGGCAAAGACGGGCAAGGTAACTGTAACAACGAGTTAAGGAGAACATTTGTCATGGCAAAGTTAGAAGTTTTTCAAAACGGGAATTTTTCTTCCGGGGAGCCTGTATATCAGATAGGTTCTAAATACAAAGACGGTGAATACGGTGAATACGGCGAATATGACATTGTTGTTTTTGACCCAATGACTAAACCGCAAGCAGAAAAAAAATTAGCTGAGATGCAGCCTGCTGCCGCCGCCCCTAAGAAGAAAGCAGCTAAACTAAAAATACCCTCTAAGGTTGAGCTTGAGCTTCTAACTAAAGCAGAGCTGGAAAAAGAAATGCGTAAACACGGGTTAGAGTTGGATCGTAGGGAGACTAAGGGCGCTCTTATTAAACAGTCAGCAGCTTTCTTGAAAGGCAAATAAGTTATGGCTTGGACATTTACAACTCTTAAAAANGCGTTGCAAGATTANCTAGAGACTACCGAGACAACCTTTGTCAGCAATTTGCCGATCATTATTACGCAGGCAGAAGACAGGATACTCAAGTCCGTACAGCTTCCAGACTTTAAGAAAAACTCTACTGGCACCACGACGAGCGGAAGCCCTTACCTGACAGCCCCGTTAGATTTTCTGGCCCCATATTCTTTGGCTGTGGATAACAGCGGGTATGAGTTTTTGCTCTTTAAGGATGTTAATTTTATCCGAGAAGCCTACCCATCTAGCTCAACGACCGGGATACCAAAGTATTATGGATTGTTTGATGCAGACAGCTTTATTCTGGCACCAACCCCCAACGCTAGTCTAACGGCAGAGCTTCATTATTTTTACAAGCCGGAATCAATTACAACCGCAGCGTCAGGCACAAGCTGGCTGGGAGATAATGCGGAAAGCACATTGTTGTATGGTTGCTTGGTTGAGGCTTACACCTTCCTGAAGGGAGATTCTGACCTGATGCAACTTTATGCGTTGAGATACGAGGATGCTCTAGCTAAGCTTAAAGCACTGGGAGAAGGCTATGACACCACAGATAGTTATAGGTCTGGCTCTGTCAGGCAATCGAGGATGTAATGATCGAGTTTTCCAAATCTGAAGCCGGAAATGTTACCGTGGTAACAACAAACAATACCGGCCTTTCAATAGACCATTGGGCTGAAAGAGCCACGAACACTATTGTCAGCGTTGGCTCCCAGAGCCATCCGGCTATTGCGGAACAGGCAAATGCCTTTAAGGTAGATGTGTTCCGTGCAATAAAGTATTACATGGAAGAGGCGGTCAAAAGCAGCAAGACAACAACAATTGCTGAGCTTGAGCAGTCTGAATATTTTGATATGGCAGAAATTTTGAGGAAAATGTAATGGCGATTACACAGGCTGTCTGTACGAGTTTCAAGCAGGAACTATTGCAAGGCATACACAACTTTACTAGCGGCAGTGGCGGCGGCACAACCACCACTACTGGATCTGGCAATGCGTTTAAGATTGCCCTATATACAAGCAGCGCATCTCTGGGGGCGTCCACCACTGCCTATAGCAACACCAATGAATCCAGCGGCACTGGGTATAGTGCGGGGGGAGAGGCGCTCACGAATGTTACACCGACGACCTCCAGCACCACCGCTTTGACAGACTTTTCTGATGTAACTTGGACAAGCTCCAGCGTTACCGCCAGAGGAGCGGTAATTTATAACTCTTCCACTGCGGCAGGATCGGCAAATAGAGCCGTTTTAGTGTTGAATTTTGGTTCTGATAAATCTTCATCCAGCGGGGATTTTACCATCACCTTCCCAACCGCTGATTCGAGTAGTGCGATTATCAGGATTGCCTGAACATGGCTGATGTTAATGTTGGCCTTGGGGGCTGGAACAGCGTTACCCAAAGCTGGGGAAATGGCGGCTGGGGCGAAGATGTAGCGTTTACAGGACTCACCGGCTCTGTCGGATCAGTCACTGTTGTTGAAGGCTCTGGGGTCACCGTAACCGCTACAGGTTTGGCGGCTACTTCTTCTGTTGGCAGCGTTACCATTGCAACAGGGGTTAACGTAACCGCTACAGGTTTGGCGGGTACTTCTTCTGTTGGCAGCGTTACCATTGTAGAGGGGGCAGGGGTTACCGTTACTGTCACCGGAAACTCTGTCGCTTCAACCGCAGGCAATACCACAGAAACCGCTGGCGGCGGCGTATCCGTAGGAGTTACAGGCGCATCGGTCGCTGTATCCACTGGCGGGGTAAACGTCTGGAGCGTTGTCGTCACATCACAAACACCGAACTGGTCAGAGGTTAGCGCATCTCAGACGCCAAGCTGGTCAGAGATTAGTACATCACAAACACCAAACTGGACAGATATAGCGGCATAGTTTTGCTGTTAACAAGTTAAGAGGAAAAAGCATGGCAACTTATGTAAACGACTTGCGATTAAAAGAAATCGCAACAGGCGATGAGTCAGGAACGTGGGGTACCTCCACCAATACCAACCTTGAATTGATTGGGGAAGCTTTAGGCTATGGAACGCAAGATTGCTTTGCATCAGATGCTAATGCGACCACAACGGTAGCTGATGGTGCGGCTGATCCAGCAAGAGCGATGTACTTTAAGGTAACCTCTTCAGCCACCCTGAGCACAACAAGAACCTTAACGATTGCCCCTAATACTGTTAGCCGGGTAATGTTTATTGAAAATGCCACCACCGGATCTCAATCTATCACCATCAGCCAAGGATCTGGCGCGAACGTCACTATCCTCACGGGCAAGACAACCATTGTTTATTTGGATGGCGCAGGTTCCGGGGCCGCTGTCGTTGACGCGCTGGCACTGGTTGATCCGGGCGTGACCGATACGCTGACGGAGGTTTTGGCGGCGGGTAATGCTACTGGCGCAACTGACATTGAAGTAACGGCTGCTCAGAAGATTCAGTTCAGAGATGCTGCAATCTACCTAAACTCAAGCGCCGATGGACAGCTAGATATTGTCGCAGATACAGAAATTCAGATTGCTGCGACTACCATTGATATAAATGGAGCTATCAATGCAAGTGGTGAGATCATCGCGGCTAGTTTGGACATTAGCGGCAACATAGATGTAGACGGCACAGCTAACCTTGACGTTGTTGACATCGATGGTGCCGTGGACATGGCTACAACCTTAGCTGTCGCAGGTAACGTAGACTTCAATGGCGACCTAGACGTTGACGGCACTACTAATCTTGACGCGGTAGACGTAGATGGTGCTGTCAACTTTGCCGCAGACGTAACCTTTGCCGATGGCGCAGACATCATCACGGCTTCAGCAGGAACAAGTAACTTCCGCGCAGGTGTTAACGCAGGTAACAGCATTGCAAGCGGTGGTAATTATAATGTTGTTGTGGGTGATGAAGCGGGTACTGCGCTTACTACGGGTGATAATAACACAGCCGTAGGCTATGCCGCATTAGCGTTTGAAGATGCAAATGGAAACAATACTGCGCTTGGCTGGAGCGCCCTTAAAAACCTAAATGCAGGTGCTGAAGGTTACAATACCGCCGTTGGTTCAGATGCTGGTAGAAACATGGGTACTGGCGTTAACAATACCCTTGTTGGTGCTTCAGCAGGCGATGCAATTACTACAGGGTCAACTAATACAGGGGTCGGAAAGAACGCTTTAGGAGCAACAACAACTGCTTCTGATAACACAGCGGTTGGTGCTGAAGCATTAAAAACTAACACAACAGCGGCAAACGGA